TTCAGATGTCAAAGCAGTCAGAGGATTCTGGGCAAAGCTCTTCGGAACAACGCCCACCTCAAGCTCCAAGCCTGTGGCGAAAAAGAAGGAAGCCTACGTTGCCGTCAACGAAACCCAAGTCATGGCAGACATCGTTACTCAGTTGTCCCAATTTTTCAAGCTGCAAGAACAGCTGGCTGACCACATAAGGGAAGAGGAAGAGAAGAGTAAAAACGTCTACGACCCCGACGCTAACCTGATGGAAGCCGCCCTAAAGCGGGTGATGGCTCAAGACCAGATGGCGCTGTTGGAGACGGAGATCAGAGAGGCCATGGTATACGGTGCCCCTAAAGAGATGGGCGCTTTGTATTCCAAAGTTTTTGATATGCGGGATGTCATCAAGATAGAGCAGGACAAGGCAAGGAAGAAACGGGATGATGAGTCATGGCAACGCAAAGAGGAGGAGCGGCTCCTAAAAGAAAGGCAGGCGTATCTGCTGGCGACTATCCTATTCCTCCTATATATGTGGTTGCTCCTCGGCCTCTTGCACAGGATTGGGAGATAGTTGTGGGTTGGATTGCCGCTTGTTTGCTTATAGTAGCGCTGCTACCTCTCCTTGGGATGCTGTATCTGGATGTGCTAGAAACAAAGCACGAAGCCAAGATACAGATAGAAAAGATGGAAAAGTTACGTAGAGAAGTTGAAAAGGAAAGGAAGAGCCAAAATGAGTGAAGAAAAAATCCAAGCTATGGAAACAAAGAGCGCCTTGGTTGAGAAGATCACTTTTGCTTTATTGCCTTTATTGTTTTCTTGCGTCGTTTACCTTATGTCGGCGCTGTCCAATTTATCCCATGAGGTGACCATCCTCAACAGCAAAATCAGCTTGGTGGTGACTTCAGACAATAAGCAAGCAAGTAACACAGGTGCTGAGTTGGCTAGGGAAAAGTTAAGACAAGACTTGGAAAAAGAAATCCAGCGCAACCGTGACCAGATTGCAGAGAACCGAATGCACATTGCCATCTTGGAAGAAAAAACTACAGTCAACAAACCCATCAAAACCCTGACAGGGAAGGATTAACATGATTCCAATAGTCGCATCCCTCCTCGGTAGCCTAGCCCAAAACGGCTTGACATTGCTATCTAGCGCCATCCAAGCCAAAGGCAAAGAAGTCGTCGAGAACACACTGGGCGTAAAGATACCCGACAACCCAACCGCAGAAGATGTCAGCAACTTGCGCCAGTTGCAGTTTGAGCATGAGGAAAAGCTCCTTGAACTAGGTATTGAGAAAGCAAAATTGGAGTTAGCTGAACTAGAACTGTTTGCCAAGGCTGCTCAGAACGATGCCGACAACATCACAAACCGCTGGGAAGCGGATATGTCCAGCGATTCTTGGCTGTCCAAGAACATCCGACCCATGAGCCTGATTGCCATTTTCTTTGGCTACTTTTTGTTTGCCATGATGAGTGCCTTTGGTTTAAACGCCAATGAGTCCTACGTCCAGTTGCTTGGGCAGTGGGGGATGCTCATAATGGGTGCGTATTTTGGAGGCCGGACAATTGAAAAGTTGGCTGAACTGAAAGGCAAAAAATGAGTTTAAACACTGAACAAGCTGCGTTTTTGCTGGACATGTGTAAGCTAATCCAGTACGCTACAGACCAAGGATTCGTGGTGACCGGCGGGGAACTGGCGCGTACGCCCGAACAGCAAGCCATTTACTTCAAGACGGGGCGTTCCAAGACCATGAATTCCATCCATCTAAAACGCTGTGCCATAGACCTGAACTTCTTTCGTGATGGCAAAATCATTTGGGACAAGGCAATTCTTTCCCCGCTAGGTGCGTATTGGGAGTCCCTGTACCACAAGAACCGTTGGGGCGGCAACTTCAAGTCTTTGGTAGATTGCCCTCACTTTGAACGTAACGTTGGTTAAAGGTTATAATTCGTCTAAACGGCGCATGCTGAATCAGCGGCTAATACCCATGGAGTGTATATGAGCTATAGCATGACGTACGATAGTCTGCTGGTAGACGTGCGACGCTATCTTGAGCGTGGTTTTACGCAAGAGAGTGATCAAATTGTTTATGACCAGCTTCCTCGCTTAGTTACACTAGGCGAGCGTCGCATTGCCCGAGAGCTTAAAATTCAAGGGTTTATCCGAGCGGTGAGTACCCCTTTATCCATTGGCGTGGCTGTCTATCTTAAGCCTGACCGCTGGCGCGACACAATCAGCATGACTGTCAATGGGTCGCCCATATTTGCTAGGGCATACGAATATTGCCGTAGCTATTGGCCTAATGAAGCTCAGACAGCGGCGCCGCAGTTTTATGCAGACTATGACTATCAGCACTGGCTGATAACGCCATCGCCTTCTACAGTACAAACTCTTGAAATTTTGTACTACGAACAACCTGCCCTTTTGGGCGATGACCTACAAACTAACTATCTTACTGAATACGCCCCTGATGTGTTGCTATATGCAACCCTGCTTGAGGCTGCTCCATTCCTTAAAAAAGACGAGCGTATTCAAACCTGGCAAGGAATGTACGACCGTGCTGCTCAGGCTCTCAATGGAGAAGACCTCAAGCGCATCATGGACCGCTCAGCAAATAGGAGTGAAGCGTAATGCCTATATATACCGACGTCTTTGGTGGCGCAAACATCTACCCAAGTGAAATTAGTTATAGCGCCATCACGCTGACAACAACAGATGTGACGCTAAGTTGGCCTGAAGAAACTTCTACTAGTACCAATCTTGCAACCAGGATTATTGATGTAACAGCTACTACATCATCACGGTCAATCTTTTTGCCAGATGCTAAAAAGAGCGGCGTGGGTAATACCATCTTATTTAACAACCAGGGTGCGCAAACTTTTGTGGTTAAAGATGCTGGCGGCACGCAAGTTGTTTCAATTGCTGCAGGCACTGTTTGGCAAGTCTATTTGACAGACAACACCACAACAAATGGTTTATGGGAGTCGCTTCAGTTTGGAGCTACGGTATCTACTGCTAATGCCTCTGCTTTGGCTGGTACAGGCATTGTGGCTGTGGGTACATTGTTGTCCCAATCTGTACCAATTACCAACTTTAATTCAAACTACACGGCAGGCGATACAGATAGAGCCAGGATGTATTTGTGGACAGGTTCAGGGGCAGGCGTATTGACTTTGCCAAGTGCTGCTACGGTAGGCAATAACTGGTTTATGTATTTGCGCAACTCAGGCGGCGGCCAAGTCACACTGACACCGGTCGGCATCAACACAATTGATGGCTTGGCGACAAAAGCTTATCAGCCAACCGAGTCGTCCGTAATCATCAGTGATGGTACAAACTTTTACACATTAGGTTTTGGTCAGGCTGCAACATTTGTGTTTGACTACACCTCAATTGCTATTGCAGGCACAGGTAACTACACACTAACTGGTTCTGAATTAAATCGTATTGCTTATAACTTTACTGGTCTTTTAACAGGTAACAGAACCATCATTGTTCCTGCTACGGTCCAGCAGTATTGGGTAAGCAACGCCACAACAGGCGCTTACACGCTGACTGTTAAGACTTCAGCAGGAACAGGAGTAACCATTACTCAAGGGGCTAGAGGAATATTTTATTGCGATGGCACTAATGTTGTTGATGCAGATACATCTACAGTCTCTACACCAATTTCTATTGCTGACGGCGGCACAGGAGCCACTACAGCAGCAGGTGCTCGCATCAATTTGGGTTCTACTTCTGTTGGTGATGCTATCTTTATTGCTGCAACACAACAAGCAGCTTGGACTGCTTTAGGCGTTGCTCCGTCTGGAGTGGTTAATGGTGGTACTTACTGATGCCAGAATCCACAGTAGTCCTAAAGTCCCTGCCAGGTATCAAGAGAGATGGTACTAAGTACGAAGGTGACTTTTACGTTGACGGCCAATGGGTCAGGTTTCAGCGTGGACTGACTAGAAAGATTGCAGGCTATAGATCAATCAACAAGTATCTGACACAAATCTCTAGGGGTTTTAATAGCTTTACTCAGCAAAGTTTGCAGTATTGCCATTCAGCAGGATCTTCAACTGTTGAACGTTTTACGATTGACGCAACTAAAAACAGCTCGGTCATTAGCTCTAGAACTCCAGTAGCTGTAGCTGCAACAGGCACAGTTACTTTAACCGGCGGCGCTGCAGGGTCTGTCAATAGCATCACGGTCAACGGTGTGACTATCACATCAGGCTCCGTTGCATTTACGACTGACTTGCCTACAACGGCAACTGCCCTTGCTGCAAACATTACAGCTTTTACATCTACGCCAGACTACACTGCTGTAGCAGTTGGTGCAATCATCACAATTACTGCCTCAACTGCTGGCCAAGGCACTAATGGCTTTGTTGTTGTGGCTAATACCACAGTAATTACAACCACAGTGACTAACATGGCAGGTGGCTTAAACGCTTTGGTTGTCAGTACTTACAACCAGTGGATGTTCCAAACGGCGTATGACGCATCAACAACGGCTAACTCGATCATTGCGCACGTAGCTCCTAACTTGCAGTGCGTTTGTAATGACACGGGCGGTCAGATTTTTTATGGCGATGTTTTAGGAACTGCTGCGTTAAGAGAGATTCCATTGCCAGCAGGTGCAAATGCCACAGGCGGGATTGTGATGCTATTCCCTTACTTGTTTTATTTTGGCACCGCAGGTATTGTGGGTTGGTCTGTACCAGGCACTTTTACTGATTTGAGCGGCTCAGGTTCAGGCATTGCAAGAGTCTGGGGTCAAAAGATTGTCAAAGGTATGCCACTGCGTGCAGGCTCAGGCTCAGCGCCTGCGGGTATATTTTGGGCTTATGACGCTGTGATTCGCGCTACTTTTTCAGGCGGTGCAACTGTATTCCAGTTTGATGTGATTTCTACAGACACATCAATCATGTCGCCTGACTGCGTAGTAGATTACGACGGCGTGTTTTTCTGGTGCGGTGTTGACCGTTTCTTGATGTTCAATGGCGTAGTGCGTGAAGTGCCTAATGCCATGAACTTAAATTATTTCTTTGACAATATCAATGAAAGTCAAAGAGCAAAAGTTTTTGCATTTAAAGTCCCTCACTTTGGTGAAATCTGGTGGTGCTATCCACGAGATGATGCCACAGAATGCACTCATGCCATCATTTACAACGTACGTGAGAATACTTGGTATGACACAGCTTTGCCTGCGTCAGGGCGAGCTTCTGGTGGCTATAACAATGGCTTTGCAGCGCCTTTGTTGACAGATTGCATTACTACGGCAAGTGGTTATCGTGTATGGATTCATGAACAAGGCGTTGATGAAATTGAAGGCCAAGTTGCATCGCCAATAGAGTCTTATTTTGAAACAGCAGACTTGTCCACATTGCCTCAAGGTAAGAACGAGTATTTAAGGATCACTGAGATTGAGCCTGATTTTGTTCAAAATGGGCCAATGACCGTGCAAGTCACAGGTAGAGCTAATGCTAGAGCGCCTGAAGTTTACAGCAGTATTTTTTCATTCCCTGAAACAGCAACAGAACCTTACCAGCAAATTGTGATGCTTAAAGAACAACGCCGTGAGTTGCGTGTGCGTTTTGAGTCAAATGCTGTAGGCGGTGATTATCAGATGGGTCAGATTATCGGTCACATGGATTCAGGTGACAAGACGGTGCTTGGATGACAGTACGTATCACTTTGCCAACTGGCATGGGACTGCGTGACTGGGCTGACCAAGTTGCACTTGACTTGGACAATTACGGAGCATTTGGTCGGTTAGATGAGATTGAGAATTGGCAGAATTGGGCAATGCAGTTTTTAAACAATACATCGTTAGGTAGAAATTTTCCTCTGCCTTACGACTTTGATGACTGGCATGACTGGGCCGAGAGGTTCTGTCAAACGGCTGAGTAATGCGGTTTATTGGTTTTGAACGTGAAGATGCGGCTGAGGCTTGGGCGCGTGCAAAACTTGAGCTTGAAGATGCGCCTGAGTTTTTTAGAACAATGTCAGCTGTTGATGAGAATGATGAGTTTGTGTGCGTAGTAGTGATGACTAATTTCACACAGCGCAACATTGATCTTAGCATTGTGATTGACAGCAAAAAAGTAACGCCGAAAGGCACGATTGCAATGTTCAATGAAGTTTTTAGCTTTGTGTTTGAAAAACTAAAGGCAGCTAGAGTAACTGGTTTGCTGCGTGGTAAAAACAGAAGATCTAAAAGGCTTAATGAACATTTTGGGTTTAAGTTAGAAGGCGTAATGCGTAAAGCGTTTGTTGATGACGATTTACATGTTTACGGTTTTCTAGCTGAGGATTATTATTCACACGTCTGGTACAGAGGTCAACATGGACATTAGAACCGTTATTACACAAATGGCTGAGCAAGACCCTCAGTATGCGCAAGCTGTTGACGCAATGGAGGCTCAGCTAGCGCGCAGACCTATTGTGCCTGAAGATCTTGATAAAGCCATTGGTTTACTAGAATTTGTTCTTCAAAATCCTGATAAGTACCAAGAAGTTCGTGATGCTGCAGTCAAAGACGGTATCATTAATGCGCAAATGGTGCCTGATCAGTTTGACCAGGTGTTTGTTGTTTCTTTGCTTATTGCACTTTATGGTTTGCAAGACCGGTTGAAAACGCAAGGCTATGCTCGTGGCGGTTTGGCAGTTGCAGCTAGACGCGTTGCAGCAGCAGGCCGTGGAGGTGATAGTCAATTAGCTCACGTCAATCCGCGTGAAGCTGAAATGCTTAAACGCATGGGTGGTTCAGGTACTATCAACCCAAATACCGGTTTGCGTGAGTACAAAGACGATGGCGACTTTTTATCTGCAGTCTTACCTATTGCTTTAACTTTTCTTGCACCTGGTTTAGGCACAGTCATTGGCACGTCTTTAGGCGCTTCAGGCATTGGAGCTGCAATGCTTGGGAGTGCTGTTATTGGCGGCGTAAGTTCTGCTTTAACAGGAGGTGATGTTTTTAAAGGCGCTCTAATGGGCGGTTTGGGTGGAGGTCTAGGCGGTACTGTAGGTGAGTTTATTGCTCCTGGACTTTCTCCGGCGCTTCAAGGCATTGTTGGTAGTGGCGTTGTTGGAGGTGTGTCCGGTTTAGCTACAGGAGACGGGTTTTTAAAAGGTGCAGGCAAAGGTGTTGTTGGAGGAGCTATAGGCCAACTTGCAGGCGGCGTTGCTGGTCCAACTCCTTTTGAGCAAGGAGTTAATGCAGCAGGTACAAGCTTTGGCAATGCACTGACTGCCGGTTATGACCCTAAAACAGCTGCTTTAACAGGTTTAGCTCAAGGTCTTTCCAAAGGTTTTCAGGTAGGTGTAAAACCTTCTGAGGCTGTGGTCAATGATATGAAGACAGGCGATGCTTCAACGCCTAAAATGATTACACTGTCAGATGGCACTTCTGTTCAAGCTCCTGGAACTGCAGGCGTAGATGCTCAGGGTAGAACTGGTGTCAATGTACTTGATCCAACAACTGGCAAAATGGCTTTTCAAGTTGACAAAGGTTCTTTTCAACTTGATCCTCAAACAAACACAGTTAAGTGGAAAGCAGCAGAACCTGGATTCTTTGACAAAGTATTTAAAGGCGGCCCGCTTGATACAACTTCAACAACTACCTCAGGTGTTAAAACTGAAGGAAGTTTAGGAAATAAAGTGTTAGGTGGTTTAAGCCTTATAAGCGCCTTACAAAAACCACCTGTTGCTGCACAAGAAGCCATTACTAAATTGTCGCCACAGCAGCAAGAGTATTTCAATCGCCCATCAGTCTCTTGGGACTGGAACAGGATGCAAACCGATGCTAACGCGGCTAACATGAGTCTTGACCGGTTCATGGCTGAGAATTGGCCAAAAATCACAGGTTACGCATCTGGCACACCAGGTGCGCAGCAAGGGGTTTATAATATTAATCAAGCGCCAATTGGTAAAGCACAAGGCGGCGCTCTGTCAGCTGTTTCCCGGTTTGCTCAAGGCGCCGGTTCTGGTCGAGCAGACACCATTGATGCTAAACTCTCAGATGGTGAATACGTGATTGATGCAGAAACAGTCGCAATGCTAGGGGACGGCTCTAATCAAGAGGGAGCCAAACGCCTTGACGCCATGCGCCAAAACATTCGTTCTCACAAAGGTAAAACTTTAGCAAAAGGCAAAATTAGCCCTAATGCTAAGTCTCCCTTAGCTTATTTGAAGGAGTTTGCATAATGGGTAGTTTATTCCAAGGGTCTCCTCAGACCGCAACTTCTTATGCTACTTCATCCACTGAGACGCCAAAGTGGATGCAGGATGCAATTTACAATCAAATCCAGGTTGCACAGAATCTAGCTAACAAGCCTTACCAGTCTTATGACATGCCAACTGTTGCTGAGCTTTCGCCTTTGCAACAGCAAGCGTATAAGAATGTGCAATCAAACCAGGGTTTTTATCAGGGAGACATTGATAAAGCCCAGACAGGCATGTACGACTTTGGCAGTAAAGGTACTGCTTCAGACTTGCAAACCGCGCAAAACAAATACCTACAAGCCCCTGCAACAGCCTTAGGCCAGTTGACTACTGGTCAGGGTTATTTTGACAAAGCAGGCAAGCTAGACATTGTTGATGCTGGAAAAAGTTATCTAGCAAGCGCTAACACTACAACCGCAGACGCATTAGCTACAAAAGCATTGACAGCGGCTAATCCATATTTGACAGCTGCTGCAGGTACTGCTTCTGCAGGGATTAAAGACTACATGTCTCCGTATCAAACCGGAGTTATGGATGTAATTGCTAAACAAGGAGCTCGTAACTTAAGTGAGAACCTTTTGCCAGGTGTGTCTGATGCTTTTATTAAAGCAGGACAATTTGGCGGTACTCGAATGGGTGAGTTTGGTTCACGAGCATTGCGTGACACTCAAGAAGCTGTACTTAATCAGCAAGCTCAATTAGCTAACCAGGGTTACGGTCAAGCGCTTAGCGCTTCTCAAGCAGACCTTGCACGTCAAGCTCAGTTGGCAGGTACAGTGGGTAGCATTTCTGGTGCAGACCTTTCTCGTGTATTGCAAGGCGCAGGTCAATACCAAAACTTAGCTTCAACAGCAGGTGGTTTGACTGCTCAACAAATGCAAAACATGGCTTCTTTAGGCCAAGCACAAACAGGTGCAGGCCAAGCTCAACAACAATTTGGTTTGACTGCAGCTCAACAAGCTCAAGCAGCACAAGCAGCTGATTATCAGCGTCAAATGTCTGCTCTTAGCCAGTTTGCCAATATGCAGCAGCAAGAACAAGCTATGCGCTCTGCTGATGTTGCGTCCCTTGAGAGTGCTGGTGCTGCTCAACAAGGTCAGATGCAAAATCAACTCAATGCTGCTAAATCACAATTTGATGCTGAGCAGCTGTATCCTAAACAGCAAGCAGATTTTCTCAGTACACAAATACGCGGTATGGCTCCAATCACTCCGCAAATGCAAACGCAGTCAGGCGGTTCAACCGGCGCTACGTATTCAGCTTCGCCTTTATCTCAGTTGGCGACTGGCTTGTATACGTACAAAGGTCTAAACGCTTTATAGGTTAAGGAGTAGACATGGGATATGAACTTAATCGAATTATGAAGCAATATGGCGTAAGCACGCCTGGTATGGCTGCTTATTCTGGCGCGCCAGTTCCTACAGCTCCAACAGCCCCAACAGGTAGCAGGCCTGCAGATGATATTGGAGACGCTGACCTTACAGACCGTCAACAAGTTTATGACCAACAGCTGACTAACTACAATAATTACATTGCAGACCCGCACATTTACAAAATAAGTATGGGTTATATGGGCACAAATCCAAAGCCATTTACAGCCCCAACACGCCCTTTAGGTGATCGGCCTGGAGGCACTGGCTCTGCTGCTAGTGCTCAAGCCGCCTATGACAAGCAACTTGCTGATTTCAATGCTTACACTGCAGACCCAAATGCTTTAAACGAGCAAATGCGTAAATACAATATTGATAAAGAGTCTTACGATAAGTACAAAAATACGTATCAAAGTCGCTTACAAAACACACCGATGTACGCGCAGGGTCAATTTCAAAAAGATCAACCGCAAATGACCTTTCAAACCGGTCAACCTTTAGTTGGTAATACGCTGACACCTGAGATTGCAACAAGTTTAATGCAAACGTCCATGACACCTGCTGGAGTACCTACTTCTGAGTTTAACAGATATGGCGGGTACGAAAAAGTTAAAGCTCTTTACGATACTGGCGGTGGTAGCTACGCAAAACCAACACAACAAACTGCTTACACGGTTGCCGACCTTTACAGAATGTATTTAGGAAGAGAGCCTGAAGCTGGTATTATTGGAACTGCGGCTGCAAGCACTAGACCTAACTTTATAAACGAGGCTCAAGGTGAATTAAGTACTAAGCCAACTTTTGGCAATCAAAACTTGATGAATGCCACTGGCAGCTATTATGGCAACCAGCTTAAAAACCCGATTTACGCAGCTGAAGGCGGCTCTGTTCACGACCTTGCCGCTCAATATGCTATTGGCGGTTCTGTTTTTCGTAATCCCTTTAGGTCTCAAAACGAAGACAGCGACTATGCCAAGTTCATAATGCAACAACAGCAAGCAGGTGCGCCTACCCAATTTGCTGAGCCGCCACCTAATTACGACAAAATAGTCCAAGATGCTTACGGCACTTTGCAGGGGCGTACAGGCATTGGTACGGAAGCAAACAATATTGACCAAGGCGGGTTTGACTATTGGAAAAGCCAGTTAGCTTCTGGTGCAATTAAGCCAGAAAATTTTAGGGGTGCTTTTAGCAGCGCTACTGACCAATACATGGCCAATAACCCAGAAGACAAATACACAAAGCAAGTCCAAGGATTTATGCCTCCTCATATTGCAAACTTGTACAAAGAGGTTTTAGGCCGCGCACCTGATACAGGCGGCGCTGCATATTGGGCAAAAGAGTTTGGCGATGAAGTTAACGCTGATGAGTTGAATACGTTTATACAGGCCGCTCAACCTGAGATGAAAACTCGTTTTTCTAGCAGCCCTTTTTATCGTGGTGATGGCAGTGCTGTCTCCGGTGTAACAGGCGGCGGGGGCAGTACCACTAAAGACAAACTAGAAAAAGCTGCAATTAATGCTGCCTTATCCTATGTTATAGGTCCAACGTACGACTACGCCAATGCTGTAAATAGTCTTTCAAAAGGCAATATTGGAGCGGCTGCAGGAAATCTTGTATCAGGTTTATCTGGTGGCGTATCAAATATAGCAAAAAAGTTTAGATTTGAAGATGGCGGTTCTGTCCATGATCTGGCTGCTAAATATGCTTATGGCGGTCCAGTCAAGACTCACTATCAAACAGCTGGCGCGGTCAGGTATAAACATGACTACGTAAGCCCTGAGGAAGAAGAAGATGTTCTTCGGCGCACCCCTCCATCTGAAGCAGAAACTTTTCCTGTAGATATGGCTGCGCGTCCAGTACCGGTTACTACTGCGCCTCTAGCAGTTATGCCGGCACCTAAGGCTGCATTGACAAATATTGCTATTAACAATGCTAAGAATGCATCTGAGCCTGCACCTGTTGCTGTAGTTCCTGCACCTAAAGCAGCAGTGCCCTTTGGCAATGACAACTTAGCCGGTATTCAAGCCCTGCTTGCTACGTATGGTCCAAAAGACAGCGCGTATGCTGCGGATTTACAAACAGCACGCACAACAGCCAAGGCCGATAGCGATGCATTTGCTAGGATGCTCACTAGCTCAATGAGTTCTCCTGAGGATGCTCAAAACTCTAAAGCAGAAATATATTTCCGCTTAGCAGCAGCGTTTGGCGCACCCACTAAGACAGGTCAGTTCAGTGAAAATCTTGGCATGGTTGGTAAAGAGCTAGGCGAATACGCCAAAGGCAAACGAGCTACTGCCAGAGAAAAACAGCTACTTGGTCTTGAAGTTCAGAAATTAAAGATGGCCTCTTCAAAAGAAGACTTGAACACATTGCGTGCTTTGTCTGCTGAAGAGATGAAAGACAAGCGAGCTATTGCAACTGAACTCATTAAAGAGTACATAAATTCTGGCAAACCTCAGTCTGCAGCAGGTAAGCAAGCTCTTGATGAAGGTCTAGTAGCTGGCACTCCTGCTTACCAAAAACGTGTTGCTGAAATTGGCAATTTGAATGTTGAAGCTAAAATGGCTCAAATAGCAAGTGCATTGTCAGGAGTAACCACTCAAGCTGCCAACCTTTCTGTGGCTCAATCCAAATTAGAAATGGATCGTCAAAAATTTGAAAATCTGAAAGATCAACAAGCTAAGTTGAGTCCTGCTGAAGTTAGACTTAAAGTTGAGGCTGAAGATACTCTAGCTCAAACTGATCAAGCAATGACTAATTTAAAGAAAGCTTATTCTTTAAATCCCAATACGTTTGATGGATCATTGCTTGATGTTGCTCAACGCAAACTTTATGAACAATCCGGGTCTAAAGATCCTAAGGTAGTTGCTACTCGTGAGCTGGAAAACTTGCTTAAGAAAGCTTCTTTGTCACAGTTGAAAGCAACCTTCCCAGGTGCAATCTCTAACGATGAACGGGCCGCTCTGGATGCCGTCCAAGGCCTAGATGCTAAAAGCAAAGACGAACGTGCAATCATCATGAAGAATGCGTTCACGGCGCTTAAATCTGTGTCTGAACGTCACCGTAGGCGCTTGAGTGAAATCAATCAAGGTATCTATCGTGACACCGCTCCAATTGAAGGAGAGACTAAATAATGGCTACATCTAATCCTTACGTTGGAGCTGCTCGAGCTGCTGTAGGCCAAGGCCTTGGCATGGGTTGGGGCGACGAAGCAGAAGCATGGCTTCGTTCTAAGCTTGATAAAAGCCCTGGCTATGAAGCAGAACTTGCTAAAATCAATAAAGAATATGCTCAGTATTCTCAAGAAAATCCATTTGTAGCTCCTGCCCTGGAGTTTACAGGAGGCGCTGCACCAGCTCTAGTAGCAATGTTAGCCACTCCTGCTACAGGCGGCGCAGCAGCTCCAGCGGCTGTTGCAGCAGGAGCTCGCACAGCAGGAGCTTTGTCACGCTTAATGTCTAACCCTTTAGCTAGAGGTGCAGCAACCGGTATGGGCACAGGCGTTGTTTCAGGTGCAGGTTCTGCGCAACCTGGTGACCGCACTTCTGGTGCAGTTATTGGCGGGACTGTTGGCACTGTGCTTGGCGGTGGCGCTCCTGTGGTTATTCGTGCTGGACAAGGTGCTGCAAGATTCTTAAAAGACAGATTGAGCCGCGACCCTAGTTACATTGAAAGCCGAGCTGCTGCAAAAGTCAATGCTGCATTAGACCGGTCAGGCATCACTCCAAAAGAAGCAGCAGCTTCAATGTCATTAGACAGAGCTGGAGGTGTGCCTTCTACATTGGCAAATACAACTAGGCCAACTGTCGGGCTTGCAGAGATTGTGGCAGCTAAAAGCGAAAGAGCAGCTGATACGCTAGCTGATGTGCTTGAAGCCAATAAGTCAGGAATTAGAGAACGCGTAGTCGGGCAGACACAACGTGGCGTTGGAAATAAAGGCAATTTCTACCAGCAAGAACAAGACATGATTCAGAACTTGCGTGCCAATGCAGATACTCTGTATGATGAGGCTTACAAGTTTGGCACAGTTAATGATCCTACGATTAACCGCGTATTGCAAAACCCACGGTTTAAGTCATTCTTTGACGAAGCTAAAAAGATTGCAGACAATGAACGTCTTTCAGCTGAGTTGCGTGGAGAGAATCCTGCTAAGTATGTACTAGATGACATTTTTATTGCTGATGACGTTGGCAATATTACTTTGTCAAAACTGCCTGATGTCCGCACACTTGACTACATCAAGCGTGGCATGGACGCTGTGATCGATAAGGGTTACAAAGGCGAAGGTATGAGCAGCGCCGAAGCTAATAGCTTGAAAGGCTTAAAGAAGTCTATGGTCTCTGCTTTAGACAAAGCCACAGAAGTTAATGGTGTTTCTGCCTATAAAACAGCTAGGGGCCAGTATGCAGGCGATGCAGAAGTGTTAGAGGCTCTGCGCACAGGTATGTCTGACTTTAAGAAGTTAGACCCTGAACAAGTCATCATGATGATGAAGGATTTTAGTACAGCAGAAAAAGAAGCCTTTAAAACTGGCGCTATCCGCAATGTGTATGCCACTGTGATGGATCCTAGTGGCAACATTAATGCAGCTCAGCGCGTTATTGGTTCTCCAGAAGCTAGAGATAGATTAAAAGCATTGTTCCCAAGTCAAGCAAAGTTTGACATGTTTGAAGCTGCTTTAAAGCGTGAAAATCAATTATTTCAACAATCGAATAAAATTTTGTCAGGGTCGCCTACAGCTAGAAGGCAAGCTGGCATTGAAGCTTTTGATGAAGGTGAAAGCGCAATCAATGCCTTTGTCGGCAATTCCATAACTGGTGGCTGGGTCAATTCTTTGATGAACATGGCTGCAACTACAGCAACAAAATCCGGCATCAGCGATGAAGTTGCCGCCAAGGTTGCAAAGCTTCTTTCTTCTTCTAATCCTGCAGAAGTTGCAGCAGCAGTAAAGAT